CTACTCAAGTAGTTTTAGATACTCTTAAAGTAAATACCAAACCTCTTGATAGTAGTGTCTTAAATGTCTTTAGTTGGTTTAAAACTTTGGAGGAAGTACCTTTAAACTTACATCAATTATTATATCTTTTTAACAAGTATTGTGAATATAGAATTAAAACTATAAGGCACTTAGAGACAAGTCTTTATAAACATAATGTTCTAAGTTATGCAATAAAATATAATAAAACTGACAAGACTGTTTTAAAGAAACACTCCTATACTTGTAACCTTTACTTAGATAATATAATAGAAAATAAAAAAGGTGAATATAAGAAGTGGGTTCCAATAGATGATAGATGTAAAATAAATAAAGAGAAAATAAAGGAAGCATGGTATCTCAAAGAGCAGGTAAAAACTAAACGTAAAGAATTTAAAAAACCTATAGAAGTCTTTAAGAAAAGCTTAACTACCCCTACTTTACAAAATGATAGGATTGTTTTTAAACCTAACTTAGGTCCTCAAACAGAGTTCTTAGCAGCCAATGAACAAGATGTGTTATATGGGGGTGCTGCTGGTGGAGGTAAGTCTTATGCCATGCTTGTTGACCCTTTAAGGTATGCTCATAGACCTACACATAGAGCTTTAATATTAAGAAGATCTATGCCTGAGTTAAGAGAGCTAATAGATAAATCAAGAGAATTATATCCACAAGCTTTTAAAGGAGCTAAGTTTAGAGAAGTAGATAAGATATGGAAGTTTCCTTCCAAAGCTACTATTCAATTTAGTTTCTTAGAAAAAGATAGTGATGTATATAGATTCCAAGGACAGGCATATACTTGGATTGGGTTTGATGAGATTACTCACTTACCCACAGAGTTTCCTTGGAATTACTTAGCATCTAGATTAAGAACTACAGATCCTAAAATACAAACATATATGCGAGCTACAGCAAACCCTGGTGGTGTTGGAGCTCATTGGGTTAAGAAGAGATACATAGAACCTGAAGAACCTAATAAGTCTTTCACAGGTACAGATGGTATACAAAGAAAGTTTATACCTGCTTCCTTACATGATAACCCTTACTTAGCACATGATGGTTTATATGAGAAGATGCTTAATAGTCTTCCACCTACTCTTAGGTTACAACTCTTAGAAGGTAATTGGGATGTTAATGAAGGAGCAGCTTTTACTGAGTTTGATATAACTAAACATGTCATACCTCCTTTTGAAATACCTGCTCATTGGGCAAGATATAAAGGAGCTGATTATGGTTATGCAGCACCTTCTGCCGTTGTTTGGGCAACCATAGATCCTTCCGATAATACTCTAATAATTTATAAAGAGCTATATCAAAAAGGTTTAACAGGTAAAGCTTTGGCTCAAAAGATTACTGAAATGGAAGTAGATGAACCTACTCAACCAACAGGTGTTTTAGATTGGGCTGCTTGGAACTCTACAGGGACTATAGGACCTACTGTAGGACAAGAGTTAGTAATGGCTGGTCATAAGTTTAGAAGAGCAGATAAAAATAGAATACAAGGTAAACTACAAATACATGAATGGTTAAAGATTAATTCTCTCACCAATCGCCCAAAGATGCAATTCTTCAATACTTGTATAAACACTATTAAAGAATTACAAGGTTTACCTTTAGATAAGAATAAGCCTGAAGATGTAGATACTCATGCACCTGACCACGCCTACGATGCTTTAAGATACTTACTTATGTCACGACCTAGAATAAGAGATACTTTTGCAGATATGAATAACTTAAAACAGAATATATATAATACACCAACAGATCATGTCTTTGGTTATTAAATCTTTAAAGGAATAAATAATGGCGATAATAGTAGTAGATGAAGAAATGGAAGGAATGAATATTGATTCTCAAAAAGAGAGAATGATGAATGATGGTCTTTTCCAATCTAGTTTAATGTCTACCATTAAAGGAAAGTTTCAAGAAGCAGAAGATGCTCGTAAAAGTGATGAGAAGAGATGGTTAACAGCCTATGAGAATTATAGAGGCTTATATCCCAAGAATGTTAAATTTAGAGAGAATGAGAAATCTAGAGTCTTTATAGGTATTACTAAAACTAAAGTAACAGCTTCTTATGGACAACTAACAGATGTTATATTCTCACAAGGTAAGTTTCCCATATCATGTACGGAAACTAAAGTACCTGAGGGAGTAAGTGATAAAGTCTTTTTAAAAGAAGAGGAAGTTACTCCTTTAGAAGGCGTAGGTTATACAGGTGATGGTTATGAATTAACCAATGGTAAGTTAGAACTCTCTTCTTTACAAGATAAGTTCACCAATAAAGAAGGTGATGTTATAGTTGAAGGAGAAGGAAACCCTACTCAACCTACATTTAACCCAGCAAAAATAGCTGCTAAAAATATGGAAAAACTAATCCATGACCAGATTGAAGAAAGTGATGGTGTGGGAGAATTAAGAAGTGCCATATTTGAACAATGTTTATTAGGTACAGGTATAATTAAAGGACCTTTTAACTATACTAAAATAAAACACTCTTGGGATAAAGATGATAGTGGTAAGAGAACTTATAAACCTACCTATACTAAAGTACCTAAATTAGAGTTTGTCTCTATATGGGATTTCTATCCCGATCCCAATGCAACTAGTATGTCTGATACAGAATGGGTAATTCAAAGACATAAACTTAATAGACAGCAATTAAGAAACTTAAAGAACATGCCTTACTTCAACGAAGAGGCTTTGGATAAATGTTTAACTCAAGGTTCAAACTATCAATCTAAAGATTATGAATCCTCTTTAAAGGTTGCCAATAACGATACTAACTTTAGTACTTTAGAAGATCGTTATGAAGTCTTGGAGTATTGGGGTGTCATTGATTCTAAGTTTGTCAAAGAGGCTGGTTTAGATGATAGTATACTTTCTACTTTAGATGAAGTACAAGTTAATTGTTGGGTATGTGATAATGAAATACTAAGAGTAGTCTTAAACCCTTTCACACCAGAGAGACTACCTTATCAAGTATTCCCTTATGAGCGTAATCCTTATTCTATCTTTGGTGTAGGTGTAGCTGAAAACATGGTTGATAGCCAAATGATTATGAATGGTCATGCAAGAATGGCTATTGATAACTTAGCCTTGGCAGGTAACTTAGTCTTTGATATAGATGAAAGTGCTTTAGTAGGTGGTCAATCAATGGAGATCTATAGTGGTAAGATCTTTAAAAGACAAGCAGGAATGCCTGGTCAGTCTATCTATGGTATTAAATTCCCCAACACAGCACAAGAAAATATGATGATGTTTGATAAGTTTAGACAACTATCAGATGAGGAAACAGGCATACCTTCCTACTCACATGGTCAAACTGGTGTCTCAAGTATGACTAGAACTGCATCAGGTATGTCTATGCTTATGGGTGCTGCATCTTTAAATGTAAAAACTGTTGTAAAGAACTTAGATGACTTCCTTCTTAAACCTTTAGGCAATGCTTTCTTCCAATGGAATATGAGTAACTATGAAGGTCCTTTAAATGTGGAAGGAGACTTGGAAATTAAAGCTATGGGTGTTGCTTCTTTAATGCAGCAAGAAGTACGTAGCCAAAGATTAACTCAATTCTTACAAGTAGCTGCCAACCCTGCAATAGCTCCTTTACTTAAGATGCCTACTTTGATTAAAGAGTTAGCCATCTCTATGGATTTAGATCCTGAAGAGCTTTTAAACAACCAAGAAGAAGCTTTGCTTTATGCAAAAGTAATGGGTGAGATGGGAGCTAGTGGACAACAACCACCACAAGAAGAGGCACAACAAACACTTTTACCTGCTATGCCAAACGAAGAAGGATTCTCAGGGACTATAGATGCGCCTACTAACACACAATAAAGATGCTTATAACACACTTCTCGATTACTTACAAGAGCAAAAAAACATGTATAGTAACTACCTTCAATCAAGTGATAAGTTAGAAGATATATATAGACATCAAGGTAGGTTATCTTTCATTACACAACTAATGAATCTTAAGGAGAATAATAATGGCTAAAGGACAACAAAGATATGAAATAATGGAAAGTAAAGAAGACCTTAGTAATTTTGGAGATAAAGACGCATCTTTAATTACAGAATGTTCTTTATTACATTCTAATAAAATAGACATTAGTAAATGTATTAGAGATAAAGCAAATAAAACTAGACCTAAATTTAAGGAAGGTGGGAAAATAATGGAAGAAGAAAATAGTAGTTTATTAAGTGAAGAAAACGTAAGTGAAGAAAATGTAAATGAAGAAAATAAATATGATATGACATCTTTAGATGATATAGAAGTTAAAGAAGAAGAAGTTAAAGAAGAAGTTAAAAGTGATACCGATTATTTAATCAATGCTTTAACACAAGACCCTAAACTATTTAATATCTTAGAAGATGTAATTGGTACTGATAAATTAGAAACTATTATGGAACAAGATATGGAAGAGGGAGGAGATGTCTCAGGTATGGGAGGTCCCACCGATGATAAAGTACCAGCTCTTTTAAGTGATGGTGAATATGTCATCAATGCTGAATCAACCGCAGCTATTGGTGAAGAAAACTTAGATGATTTAAATAGTGTTAAGGAAGAAGATAAACCTAAATTTGCTTTAGGGGGTTTCTTCTCTAAACTTTTAAATCAACTTAAACAAAACAAAGGTATTGAAGAGATTGAAGTTGAAGGTGAAGAAGTAGATAAAACTTTACTTGAAGATGAGGAATCTTTACTAGCACTTAAATAAATACCTTAAATAGATTTGTCTTATAATAATTCTGTTATAAGACTTTTACCGATGTATAACAAGCCTAAGCCACCTCAAGTTTGAGCCCTTAGAGATTAAAACCTAATTTCAAATTGCCACCCTTATATTATGTTTTAGGCACAAGGAGAAATAAAAATGACTGATAAACCTAACTTATATAATGCTGATAAGGCTTTCTTAGATGAAGACCCTTCATTGGAAGATGAAGCTACTCAAAAAATCGAAGAGACTAAATCAGTAAATGAAGTTAATTACAAAAAGCGTTATGATGATTTAAAACGCCATTACGATAAGAAACTTAATGAGTTTAAAAAGAAAGAAAAAGCCAGTGAGGTTAAATATGAACCTCCCAAAACTTTAGAAGATCTTGATAGATTTAAAGAAGATTATCCCGATGTATATGGTGTTGTAGAAACTGTGGCGCATATGCAAACAGAGAAGCAGACTCAAGATATTCAAAACAGATTTAAGGTTATTGAAGAGAAGGAGAAAGCTATGGCTCAAAAGGAAGCAGGTAAAACTTTACTTGATCTTCACCCAGATTTGGATGAGATTAAAAGTTCCACTAATTTCCACACTTGGGCTAAAGAACAACCTATAGAAATTCAAGATTGGATCTATAAGAACCCTGATAATGTTACTCTAGCATCTAAAGCAATTAATCTTTATAAAACTGAAGTAGGTATGTCAGTTAATAAAACCAATACAGATATGAGAGGTGATGCGGCTGATATGATATCTATTCAAAATAGAGTAGAGGTCTCAGAACCTAATGGACGTATTTGGTCTCGTAGTGAAATAGCTAACTTAACTTCTTCTGAGTTTGAACAATATGAAAATGATATTGACCAAGCAATTAGAGAAGGTAGGATAGCTGCATAATTAATATTTTATAAAGGAAATACAACAATGGCACATTTTTCAGGTGGTAGTACCACAAACTTTGGGACTAGTGTAACTGGTCAAGCAAACTCTTTCTGGGTTCCAGAAGTCTTCTCTAAGAAAATTCTTAATTTTTTTCGTAAGTCTTCCATTGCAGAAGCAGTAACCAATACAGATTATTATGGAGAGATTAGTAACTTTGGTGATACAGTAAATATAATTAGAGAACCTAACATTAGTGTAGAGGCTTATACACGTGGTCTTGATTTGACCGCACAAACCTTGACTGATGCTGAGGTATCTCTTCTAATTGATAAAGCCAATGCTTATGAGTTTAGAGTTGATGAGTTGGAGAAATCTCTTTCACATATGAACTGGGCTCAACTAGCTACATCAAGTGCAGCATATAATTTGAAGGATGCTTTTGACGCAGATGTACTTCAGTATATGTCAGGCGAAGATGGCACAACTACAGGCGCAGGAACATTTACAGCTGCTGATCACGGTATTGGTGGTGGTGGTGTGGGAGGTTCTTCAGAGATTATGTCTGCTATTGGAGCTAGAGGCGTTGGTAATGGTCTAGATGTAGGCTTTACTTCAACTCCTGATTACTCTCCAGCAGATCTCTTAGGTGCTCTCTCACTACAATTAGATGAGCAGAATATTCCCGAAGAGAATCGTTGGGTAGTTGCAGCACCTAAGTTCTATGAGATGCTTAATAAAGAAGACTCTAAACTTATGTCTGTTGATTATAATGGTGGTACAGGTAACTTACGTAATGGCTTAGTCGCTGAAGGTAAGGTACGTGGTTTCCAAATGTATAAGACTAACAACGCACCTTCTTATCGTAGCGTAGTTTCTGGCAGTAATAATGATATTGCTGGAAGTGCTCTAGTTATGGCAGGTCATATGTCTAGTACAGCTTCAGCAACTGCTTTGACTAAGAATGAGACTTTACGTGATACCAATACTTTCCAAGACATTGTACGTGGTCTTCATGTTTATGGTCGTCAAGTAGTCCAACCTAAAGGCTTGGCTATAGCTTATGTGGAAGAGTATAATGGAGTAGCAACAGGCTCCGCTTCTACTGGTGATAGCTAGTTAGTTAAAAATGACCCCCTTTTAATTAAGGGGGTTTTATTATTTTAAAATAAGATAGGCAATAAATATGAGTAAGACTTACTTAGAAATGGCTAATGATATTCTTAGAGAGGTTAATGAGGTTAGTTTAACTACTTTAACCAATGCTAAAAATATACAAGGTTTTGTAAAGGAAGCAATCAATAGATCTTATTTAGATATAGTTAATGAAGA